GCTATTAAAGGGTTTTCGTCTAGTCTTTGTTTATCACTCATGATAATACCGCCTTACTGTTTTCGTTGTTGTCAATGTCTTTGCTGTCTCCTGCAGGAGCCTCACCTACATAGTCATTGTTTCTTTCTTTACGTGCTGATTCTAATTCTTTTAACAAATCCATAACTCTATTTGGGCCTGCATTTTCTTGCGCACTTTCGCCACCCATATCTTCTTGTGTTAACATTGCAGTATATTCTGCATCTGTTTTTTCTTCCTGATATTCTTCTTGTGGCTCATTAGGATTACGTACAATAATATGACTTTGTGGCACTGAACAAACACTGCCTAAATATTCTTGTAGAACTCTGCTGGTTGTTGGATACATTAAATCTACTTCATAATAAGTAACTTCCATATTTTCCAACTGCGGAAAGTCTAGTGGACGTTCTTGTATAGGAGTTTTCTTTCCTGTACTCATTTTTCCAACGCCAAATTTTTGTAAACCTGTTTCCATCATATCTTCAAAATGTTCAGGCAATTCGCCTGCAACACCTACTTTAAAAGAATAAACTTTTTTAGATTCTGCCAAGTACTCTGTAAAACTTTTCATATTGTAACTTCCTATTATATGTTATTTATCTTTATCCAAACCTTTAAGCTTCTCTAATAAACTGTTTCTATCAGTTACAACATAACCTTCACCTGATACTATTCCTTCTGGTGATGATCCAGCATCTTTATCCATTTTTTCTTTTTTAAGTTGTAGCTCTACCATTTTTAATTTTTTATCAAGTTTTGCTACTTTAGCATCTAAGTTTGTTTTAAGCATAGTGCCTGCAACTTCAAAAACTCTACCACTGTAGCGACTCTCAACATTCATTCCTAAATCCATTAGGTCGTCGTATGCTTGCATAGCTTTATCTGCAACTTCATTTAGTTCTTTATCTGCCATATCGCCAAGGCCTTTGACAGCAGGTAATGCACTAGCAATCTTATCAAACTCTTCTATATCTCTAAATGTATCTTCTTGTTCTACAATTGCATTTTCTACCTTTTGGATATTTTCTTCTTTTATATCTTCGGGCGCAATGTTTAACAAATCTTCAAGTTTTTTAGTCATAATACTTTTCCATTATATGCTACTATTATTTATCATAGTGTAGGACAATATGAAAAGTATTCTATTTCTTTTTCAAATCGCTTATAAACAAAATCAATAAACTTAGGAGTTAGATAATCTTTTTTATTATATTTTCCTATATGTACATTTCTTTTTAATGGTATATCACATTGAAACCATTTTTGTATTTTCTTAAAATCATCACTCAATGTTTCATTAGAAAATATGTTTTCAACTCCTTTGATATATTCTAATTGAGAAGTTGTTCCATTATAACCTTTATCTAGACTATAATCTATGTAATACTCAATACCTTTATGCCATACATCTAACATTTTAGTATAATGTTCTACTTTGTAATTTTTTGGAATTCTTTGTTCGCATTTTACTTTTTGAAAAACATATAAACTAATTAATCTATCCCATGTATTTCTAGTTATAGTAAAACTTGTATCATAATTTTCTTGAATAGAATTTAAAAACAAATGGTCATTTCTTATTAATTGATACTGACTATCTTTTAAATTTTGGTACCACCATCTATATACACTTGCTCCACCTGTTTTAGGTATATGTACAAAAGCTACTTTCATTTACGTTTTCCTTGATGGAAAATATCTGTTTCATTAATAACTCTAAACAACATACCTTTTTGTTTACAATATGCTCTAGCTGCTGCCCACTTTGCTTGATTAACTACATAATGTAATTTATTATTTTGACTTCTGCCTACTTTTTCTTTGTGTGTTTGATTAGCAGGTTTTATTTCTATTAATTCTACGTGTTGTTTACCATTTCTATCACTGTAAACAATAAAAAAGTCAGGAACATAAATTGTAAACTTTCCGCTCAACGGATTTCTGTACGGTATCTTTACTGCTTCGCTTGCCCATTTGGTTATACTATCGTTAGTATCACACATTCGCATGAATGCAAACTCCCAACTGCTTCTATATGTAGGAGTTCTTCCTCCTATATATTTGTCAGGATTTTTGAGTGCAAATTTTCCTTGAGCAAAACGTGCCATTACAATACAATATTTCTAGCTTCTCTACTTTTTTCTTTTGGCGAAATTTGATAACCTAATGCACTACTTTTACTTCTATTAACATTTAAAATTGTAGCTACCAATTGACTTAGTTGTACTTCATTTAATCCTTTTAGTGTATCTAAAATACTATACACAGGAGTGCCTTCTAAGTTTGCTTGTTGTAAAATTGCTGTGCTTACAGCAATGGCACTTTGTTTTTCAAATCCTCTTTTTTCAAAAAATCCTACAACACTGTCAACCTGATTAGATGTAAAATTAATTTGTTTAGTAAAATATTTGTTAAAAAATTCTTTTACTTCGCCTGCACTATCGCTTTTATTTTCAATTCCACTTACACTTGTGTTCATTGTGCATTCCTTATATTATCAAAGTTATCAATTGCTTGTTGTCCAAACGCATCTTTTTGACTTCTACTTAAACTGTTCCAAGATTCTTTTCTATCGTTTAAATTGCCAGCTTGTTGCGAATTGAAATAAACATTTCTAAAAGCAAAATCATCCTTTGCTTGTTGATTATTATTTAAAACATCTAAAGCATCGTTACGTGATAAGTTGAATATGTTATTGTTTGTATCTGACACTTGTCTAGATTGTGTTGCAGATTGGGCTTGCCCCGAAGGGAAAAATGTATTAGCTAATCCATTAATTGCAGCCGTAGATGCTGATACAATTGCTCCATTTACGATTGCATCTTTTTCGGCATTTAAATCACTGTTTGAAAGATTATTAATATTTCTTATTGTATTAATGCCTGTTAATATTGTTCCTATATTTGTGTTGTTATTTTCAATATCTTTAAACACACTAGTAATACCACTTAGGATGCCGCCGTCACCAAAAAGATTTGTTGTGCCGCCACCTTCAATTGTCAAAGGACTTGGTGTAACATCATAATGAGATGGATCTGCAAATCCGGCTGGATTATCTTGTGTGGTTAATCCTCTACCATACATAACAGATTCGTATTCAATTTGCATTTCATTTTTTGTAAAACTACTCGATGATTGTTCTAAATTATCGTGTCGCAAACTGCTTATAATTGGATTGATCAATGTAAAACTTGTAAATTGACTTTCGCCGCTATTACCGTGTAACTGATTGATAGTGATACTGTTAAAGAATGGAGCACTAGGGCGTGTTTTATCCAAACCATATCTATAATTGTTCCTAATGTCACTGCCATACAAATTATCTGGATCGTTTATGTACGGTAATGGAACAGTTGTATCAGGCTGACCTGTAGCATTTTTTCTACTATAATTTGGATCTTGATAATAATATCGAAAATAACATTCCCATAGCAATGTTGTTAGTCCTGCTTGATCATCATGAAACATTAAGTTAATAGGATCGTATCTCATTTGAGTTTGTATAACTTTTTTTCTGTTATATTGATTTTTTGTATCAGTAGCTATCGTATAACCAGGCAAGTCAACAGATTGTACCAACAAATTAAATTCTTTTTTGTTTAATAAAGAAACGGCTGCTGATCCCAATGAAGATAATGCAATCTGGTTAACATCAAAAACAACATGATAAAGAAATTTTACTTTAGGCGTTAGTCGTAGATTGTTACGAACATACAATGCACTAGCGTGTGCAAAATCTCCCATATTACCTTTAGGGTTACCTAATGCACTTGTAAAATTATCAAAGAATCCATTAAACTTACTCATAACGTATTTATCTAATTAATTAACTGCGTACAAAACAAAAAAGGAGCCCTACGGCTCCTTTGTGTGCAATCTCTATTTTATTTATTAGCTGCCGCCACCTGTTGAAAGTGAGCTTACATTTCTTGCAACAGTAGTTCCAATTCCTGTTCCTACTGGTGTTTGAATTGCATTGTCATACATAATTGTTAATGCAACTGTAACTGGATCACTACTTGAATAAGCAACTGAACCATAATCTACTGTTGTTAAATATGCACCATAGATTTCCCAAGTTTCTAATACATTTGGAGCGTTAACACCGTTGCCACCGTCTAAAATTTCTAAACGTGTTGTGAACTTGTAATCAATACCAGATGCTGCACTTGCTTGTTCAAAGAAATCGAATTGTTTCTGTAGTTGTTCGCCAACTAGTTTAGAAACATTTCCGTTTACATCGTCACGCAAGTTGATTGTAACTTCGTTCCAACTGTGCTTACCAGCAATGTTTACTTTACTGTTGTAAACGTGTAGTTCTTGATTTTCAAAACTGATAGTTGGACGACTTGCATCAATAACTTGTTTTGTAAGTTCTTGTGTTTCGTTTGATACACCAAAATTTTCTAGTGTTACTCTAAAACGATATTGTAGCTTTGGCATTAACAAGCCCTGATTGCTTGCACTTGTGTCATTTGCCAAAGGCACTGTAATATTTGTGAGTGTTGAGATTGCCATTAATATAACTCCTATCTAGTAGTATTTATCATTGTAGGATGCTAAATCATTAACACCCTACATATTGATTATAAACCTGCTATTTCTCCAGTGTTTTTCAAGCGTAGTGGAATGTAAATAAATTCTACTGCTTTTACTGGTTCTACAGCAATGTCCACATACAGCTCGTTTCTGTCAATACGTGCCGGTGTGTTGTTTGTTTCATCACATACAACCAAGAAGTCATACAATGCTCTCAAACCTACTAATTCAATCATTAAGCTTTCAACCTGTTGTTTGATCTCATCACGTGTGATTTTGTCATTTGGTTCAAACAAGTATGGTTTTGCCAATTGATTTAACTGACTACGTAGATATACAGTAAGTCTTGCAACGTTTACTCTATCCAATGCACTTGCTGCTCTTGCACGAGTTTTTTGTCCAAATACTACAAGTCCTGCACCTGTTAAGAAGGTAATTGGATTAACATTGTTTTGATACAGTGTATCTCTCTGACCTTCGTTAAGTGCAACACTTACAAACTCGCCTTCACTATTAATATAACCTGTAGCAGTTGCATTGCTTACGCCACCACGTCTTGTACCTGCTGGTGCAAACCATGGATAAGCAACTTGGTCGTTTAGTGCTATTGTGCGTAATACCATATGACTTGGAGGAACAACAACATTGTTGCCTGCGTTGTCACTTGTAAATCCACTTGGATAATATACACCTAGATACTCGTCACTAGTGACAAGTCCGTCGTCGTTGTCTTCTGGTGCAAGTGCTTGGTTTGTTGCCCAGTTATTCAATGATGTTGCATCTGGTGTTAGACGCATCGGTGAGTCGCCAACAACAAATGCTGTTAATCCTCTATCTGCATTCAAGCTGATCATTTCACCAATTAACTCTGGATATCCAGGAGTTGCAATCAAGTTAAAGATACGTGATTCATCATCGCGAATATCATCATTGCTGTTTACCATTGCTTGTAATGCTTGAACAACAACTTTGCGTTGTGCAATTCTACCAAACGCACCAGAACCATCTGCATTGTTTGCACTTTCTGTTACCCAACGATGTGGATAGTAAGTTGCCATTGATGCATCGCTTTGACGCTCGTTTGTATCTGTTAAATCGATATAATTACGCTCAAAACGTTTTACATTGAAACCACTTCTACGTGTGTTCCATAGTAACATACCTTTTGGATATAGTGCTGGATCTGGACAATCTGGGTCAACATAATCGCTTGTAATCATGTCTTCAATATCGCCTGCGTCATGACTTGTAGCAGTTCCGCCAGTTGTACTCCAACGTGCATCTGCAAATAGAACACCATTTTCAGTGGTTTGATCTGTGTTATCTAGCAATACCCATTTGTTTCCAGTTAATGCACTGTTGTATCTGTAGATTTTTGGGAAGTTTTCTAAATCAGCTGTGCTAATCCAAATATCTCCAGTAACAAGAGAATTTCCATCCGGACGGGTTTCGTTATCTGGTTCTGATGCACTGATAATTGGACCTGCTGCACTAGGTGCACTTGCTGGTGTTGCATTATAATATGGTGCTGCTGTGCTTGACAAACCACTTGAACCATCGTACAAATATCCTACCCATTCACTACCATTGTGGATCATTAGATCTACTTCGTCGATAACACTGCTATACCATAGTGCGCCGTCAGCTGCTAATGCAGTTGGTGCAGATGCACTTGCTGTGTAACTTAAACCTTTCCAAAGAGATGCAGTTAGTTTTTCTGGATTGCTTCCGTTTTCACCTGGCTGCCAATATAAGTTAGCTGTTGTGCCTGCTACAAAACCTGCGTCTGTTAGTGCATTATCTGTATCTACAATGTCAATTTCACCACCTAGTTTATGTGTAATAGTAACTCTGTTTTGACTGTCAACACTTGCTGAAACATTTACTAATCCTAAATTGTTGACTGCTTCTGCCATTAAGTCTGCATCACTAGCTGCTTCTGTTGCTGTAAATGTTGCTG